TATACCGAGGAGGACGAGGCTCAGCTCGATTCGATGGAGTGCAAGTATATGATATACGGCCACGAGATAGCTCCGACGACAGGGACCCCCCACCTCCAGGGCTACGTGTACTTCAAGGATGCCAGGACCATGACCGCCATTGTGAAGGATGTGCCTCGGATATCGCTGCGGGAGGCCAAGGGTTCTGCGGATTCAAATTTCGTTTACTGCTCCAAGGATGCCAAGGACGTTAAGGAGCGTGGAGTTCGCCCAATGTCTCAGAAGGAGAAAGGGGAAACTCAAAGGGAGCGTTTCGCGAACGCTTTTCGTCTAGTCAAGGAAGGTCGTTCGGACGAGATTGACGACGATTTACAATTCACCCACCATCGGACCATCGATTCTCTGAAGAGGAAGTTTATGTCTGAAGTTTCGGATGCTGACGACGTGACCGGAGTCTGGCTCTGGGGACCCGCAGGATGCGGTAAGTCCCGCAAGGCCCGTGCTGATTACCCTGGTGCTTACAAGAAGTTATGTAACAAGTGGTGGGACGGATACCTCGATCAAGAGTTCGTGATCATCGACGACTTCGGGCTGGATCACAAGTGTCTGGGACATCATCTCAAGATCTGGGGCGACCGTTATGCTTTTCTAGCTGAGGTGAAGGGTAGTGCTATGATGATTCGCCCGAAGAAAATTATTGTGACATCGCAATATAGTATTGATCGGGTTTTTGAAGATGAAGAAACTCGAACTGCCATAAGTAGACGTTTTTTTTCTATGAACTGTGCAATTGACAGTCAATAAAAGACGGTATTAAACCGACATTCAAAAACGCGTTCAAAATGGCATTTCCTAAAAGACAAATTACGCGCGCTTATCGCACGGCTCGGGCGCTGTTCGGTAAAAAGAAGAAGTACGGCGGCGGTTACTCTCGGAAGCGTTCTGCTCCAAAGTCTTACACTGATATGTATGGCCGTACTCAAACGAAGAGACGTCGTATGAATTCGTTTAATGGTAAGAAGTCTCAGAAGAGAAGTTCGTATTCTACTCCTGCAGCGAATATTTCATTCAAAATAACGCATAAGAAAGGTGTTTCATATGAAAAGAATGAAAGGTTTGATCAAACTTGTACCGCTGGAGCTGCTGTGGTGACATCGACCACTGGTACTCAAGGAATCTGGGGACGTGCCTTTTTGCAAGGACAGAAGACTCTTCCCGGAGGAGGAGTTTGTGGTACGTCTATTCAGGATATGTATGATACTTATGGTGCTGGTATGAGTGTTGTACGAAAGATCAAAGGAACAAGGTTAAATATGCAGTTGCTGTCAGCGTCTACCGGATTGATGAATGTTACAATTTATATTGTACGTGCAGCTCGTGATACTGCTACTGGTTCGAATGGAGTTACGAGTCCAGTGAATGCTTGGATTGAAGCTGCTGCTAATATTTCAGGATCTCGTAATCCTACTATTCCAGGAGAAACTCCGTTTGTCGAGGCCTATGGCAGTTATTGGCGTGTTGTTAAAACTCAGAAGCTAATTATGAATCCTGGTCAGGCATGTTCTATGTCTATTACGACAGATGAGCATTGGTCTCCCTCAAAGACCTCCTTAGGAGTGGATGTTGAGTCAAATCAGTATTACAACAATATCCGGAATCGCACCTTTGGTGTTTTAGTTGTAGCTCAAGGATACCCAGTGTCGGATTCAGTGAATCCCAATTTAGTTAGTATTGGATCAGCCAAGGTCAACATTACATGGGATTGGCGTTTGGATAGTTCTACTTGTGTACATGGACAGTTTGACAAGAGTACCATTGTGAATACTCATGATCCGTACGCAACCATTGCGATTGCTCGGGAGATGAATGATGATAGCGGAATTGCTGCAAATCACTCTACGGCTTAATGAAGACTGCAAGGAGACGAGCGTCAGCGAAGTCGACGAACTTCTCCCTTGGGCCCACCCACAACCCGACCCTATTAGTGCACACACATAGCTACATATTTGTTTTCTGAAAGAAAAAATAAAAGATCATTCTAGTTTACTAACGCCTTCCCATAATTAAGAATATTTTATTGAATTAATTTTTTTCTGTACTATATAAAGGACAAACTAGTTGGGGGTCTATATTACCCCCCAACTAGTGTGGAAGTGGAGCTGTGGAAAATGTCAAAGAAAGGGTTTCGTGCATACTGCTTCACTGTCAACAACTATACCGAGGAGGACGAGGCTCAGCTCGATTCGATGGAGTGCAAGTATATGATATACGGCCACGAGATAGCTCCGACGACAGGGACCCCCCACCTCCAGGGCTACGTGTACTTCAAGGATG